ACCGGATACGTCCGCGGGCATCGCGATGTAGGCCATGCCCGCATAGCCGTCCTGGGCGACCGTCCACGATGGGACAGTGCCTGTCACCCGCGACGTCACCGCCGTGTCCAGGGTCAGCGCCGACGAGCCACCGGGAGGACCGGTCGTCGCCCCGAACGTGCCGCCGGTGACCGTCGCCGCCGGCTTCCCGGTGAGCGCGTTCGCGGCCCGGGACGCATCCGAGCCGTCCTCCATCGGCCAGTAACCCTGAACGTAGGAGCCGAGCCCGGACAGCTGCCGGTAGATCGGAGACTGGAGCGCCGTCTGACCCTGCGCGAGACGGCGCAAGATGCCGGCCCCGCCGAGTGGTGCTGTCGAGTCGTTGCCGGACTGGTCCCAGCGGACCGGCCACTCGGGGATGGTGGTGATCGACCGGATGACGTCCGTCCGATAGTTGTCGAATGTCGACACGAGGCTGCCGACGTTGGTGTTGCCGACAACCCTCCACGAGTAGATCCCGACACGGCCAGCCTCGGTGAAGGTGCTGTCGTCTGCGGTGACATTCCAGGTGTCCGGCTCACTGCCGGACGCCAGCCATGCCCGCATCAACAGGGTTGTGCCGACGATCCGGGCGCGGTAGGCGATGACAGTGCCAGCCGAGTAGCCGACGCCGGTGTTGGTGTTGGCGGTCAGGTCGGTGATCGAGCCGGCGATCACCTTCGCCAGCTTGCAGCCGATCAGGCCGGTCGTGTTGAACTCGACGTGCATCCGGTAGTAGTTGCTGGTGTCGGCCGAGCGGACGACGATCGAGTGCACCCAGGAGGCGCCGGTCGTGACCGCCGACAGCGACACCGTGCCAGTGACCTCGACGTCCGCGCCGGTAGCCGCCGACAGGTATGCGTGGGTGGCGGAGTTCGCGGCCGCCAACGTGCACGTGCCCGCCGTGCCGGTGGCCGCCCAGGCGCTTGCCGCATCGTGCGCCCACACCAGACCGGACACGGTGTCGGTGCCCAGGCCGGGTGAGCTGGAGCGGGTGAACGCATCATCGATGCGGGTGACCCGCACCTCCAACGGCGTGCCGCGCCCGATCTGCCCGAAGTAGACGCCCAGCGGGTTGGTGCGGCAGTAGTCACCGGACCGGTTGTCGACGGTCATCGCGACGCCGGTGCTGTCGACCTCGCCGATCTCGTCCTGCCTGCCGACGGTGATCGTCACACCGGACGCTGAGCGGACGTCGTCGGAGATGTCGACGAACTCCCATGCGGTCGGTTCGATCGGGTCGGCACCGGGCGCGATGGCCGTGACGATGCCGAGCTGGGTGGTCGGGAATGCCATGCCACCCCCCTAGGCCGGGTTGATGATCAGGTTCCGGACGGCGCTGCGCGTGCCGGAGCTTTTGCGCAGCGACTTGATGATCAGCCGCCCGAATTCGGTGTCAGCGCCCCGGACGTCGATGACCAGCCGCATCTCGCCGCCACCGCCGCCAGCACGCGACAGTGGAGTGACCTGCGCGCCACGGTTCAGTGACACCAGCTCGGGTCCGCGTTCGCCGACGATCGCGGCGCCGTCGCGCATCACGTCGCCGCCCTTGGCCAGGTACGGGATATTGCCGAACCCGACCGTGTACTCAGGCACGGACAGGCCCATGAAGGACCCGCCGCCGAGGGTGAAGTTCAGGCCCCGCATTTTGCTGATCACCCAGTTCACGGCGCTGCGGAAGCCCGTCTTCAGGCCCTCCCACATGCCCGCCAGCTTCGAGCTGATCCGACTCGGCAGGCCGGTGATCCAGTTGTAGAACGTGGTCACCTTGGCGCGGATCCACGTCCAGGCAGCGCCCGCACTGTTCTGGATCGCTTTCCACGCGGACACCAGCCTGGCCCGGATGCTGGCGCCGATCTGGACGTGCAGCCGGAATGCCGCGACAGCCTTGTCACGGATCCACGTCCATGCGGTCGTCGCGACCAATTGGATGTGTTTCCAGACGGCGATCCAAAAGTTCCGGAACGCGGCGCTCTTGGTCCACAGCAGAGCGATCACGGCAACCAGAGCGACCACCGCGATGATCACCAGGCCGATCGGGTTCATCGACATAGCCACGTTGAGCAGCCACTGAGCGGCGGTCCATGCCTTCGAGGCGACGCCAGCCGCAACCACGTACGCGCGGTACCCCTTGAGCGCCACCGAGTAGGCGATCCAGCCGGCGACCAGCGTAGTCAGCACACCGGGCGGGATCGCCGAAATGATCTGACCGAGGGCGCCGGCAACCGCCAGCGATACCGGGGCGAGCGGACTCACCGCCTGATACAGCACGCTGACTGTGGATGCCAGCGACGACAGTGCGGTTGCGACACCAGGACCATTGGCGTTGACGGTGGCCATGAACCGTTCGAAGCCGCCACCCTGCGCGAACGTCGCTGCCTTCTCGCTGAGCTGGGCGAGCCAGGCGAGCATGCCCTGACCGGCCGGGGCTGTGGATCGGAACGCCGCACCGAGAGTGACACCCATGTTCCGGGCGATCGTGCCGAGATGATCGAGTGCCGGACCGGCCTGGCTCGACAGGAACGCCACGAACCGGTCGATACCGCCGTTTGCGGTGATCCGGGCGAGCCACGCCACCAGTCGCTGCGCTGCCGCCGCGCCCGTGTCGAACAGCGGCTGGAGCTTCGGGATGATCGCGGTCAGCGACGAGAAGCCGCTGGTCATGACGGCGTAGACGGCAGGCTTGTTCTGATCGACGAACCCTTGCCACGAGTCCTTCATGTCGTCGTAGGCCATCGTGACCTGGCGCAGCGCGGGTGGCATCAGGTTGTAGCGGGCGATCAGCTCGGAGATGGCCTTGTCCCGGGCCTTCTCGATCTTCCCAGCGTCAGCGAGGCCGGTCTTCTCCGCGACTGCGGCCTGCTCCGTCAGCAGCTTGATCTTCTCGCGGAGGTCGTCGGATTTCTGGCTGGCTTCCTGCATCTCGGTGAACGCGGTCTTGGTGACCGCACCGAACACACCGATCGCCGCACCCGCACCACCGAGGGCCGCGCCCAGGCCGACAACTCCCGCTGTCGCCGACGCGAGAACCGGCGTCAGAGCCGGGCCGAGAGCGGCGACGATGCTGGACGATGAGGTGCGCGCCGAGTTCGCAATGTTGCGGAAGACCCTGGACGCGCGATCCTTCGCGAGGACGTTGAAAACTACTGCGGTGTCCGAAATGGCGCACCTCCGATGTTCAGTTGTCCTTCGGCGGCTTGTTCATCTCGTCGACCTGGTCGCAGAGGATCAAGAACTCCTCGACCGTCAGAAGATCCAGCTCCCACGGGCGGATCCCGAAATAGTGCGCGAACAGCGCTAGGCGGGCGAGGCCTCGCTGTTCGAGATCGCTTTTCCCTCGCCTGCCGCCTGCTCCCGGGCCTCGGCCTGGACGAGCTTCTGCTCAGCAACCGCCAGCGCCATCGGGGCATGCGGGTCGTCAGACTTCGCGGCCTCATCACGCATCGCGCGCCACTCGTCGGCGCCGAAGTCCAACTCGACCTCGTCGAGGAAGAAATCCGGGACGTCCTCGAACCGCAGCTTCGGATGAGTGCGCCGCTGCAACATCCACAGCAGCAGCGTCAGCGCCTCACTGCTGCCCTGCATGGCGGCCATCTGAAACTGGACGTAGGTGCGCCCGCCGCCGTACTGCTTCTCGATGATGATCGCCTCGGACCGGCGGACACGGTTGAAGTCGAACTCCCACCGCTGCTCGTCGCCGTCCTCCGGCTTGTAGGTGACCAGCACGTTCAGACCTTCCTGGTGATGCGGCGTGCCGCTTCGTTCATGGCGCTGAGCACGGCGGCCCGGTAGCGGGGACGGCCGCGGCGCATAGGGTCGTCGAACCATCCCGGCTTACCGACCTGGGCGACCCAGCGGTCGGTGTGACCGAACACCGGGTGGCGCCAACCCTTGCGCCGGTTCGTGCGCCGCGCGGCCAACTCGAAACCGCGGGGCATGCCGCGTTTACTGACGCGCACCCGGGCACCGATAGACCGGCCGGACAGCTTCGCCTGAGCACGGACGCGGCGGGCGATCGCCTGACGCAGCCCGCCACCCTCGGCATGCAGGCCGGCGGACGGCATCGACAGGATCCCCGCCCGCGCATCAGCCACTGCGGGGGCGAGCGCTTTGCGGATCCGCTTACCCAGGTCGCGACGTAGAGTCCTGCCGTCCGATTCGGCATACAGCGCGGCGGCGACACGCTTGAGTGCGAGCACGTCGGCTTCGAGCGCGATCACTTGGGCTCGCGCCAGTCGGCCGGCATTACGCCGTCGCCCGCGCGACGGCGCCCGACGTCGACCACGAGGCGCTCACCTCGGCCACGTCACCGACACCGCCAGCGACCGGCTTCAGGTCACCGATCAGGACGCTGCCGGAGTAGCTGGGATTCCCGGTGCCGACCGCTGCCGACGTCGGACGGGTCGCGAACGTCACCACACTGCCGAGCAGCGCCCACAAGTCCTCGTCCAACTCGTTATCCACGTAGTCCTGGAGGAACGTGATATCCAGCTTGCCTTTCTTCAGGCCACCGATGACCTCCATCCAGCCCGAAGAACCGAACGTGGTCACGTCCTTCTCGTCGACTTCGACAGTCAGCTCGATCTTCGTCACCCAGTCGGAGACGTCGACACTGTTCAGGGTCAGGTGGGTGGTCGTCAGCACGACCGCGGTGTTAGCCATTGGTGTCCTCCGTGGGCACGCCGACAACCCGGCCGCCCACCGGGCGCCGGGTCAGAAAAAGGGGAAGGTCAGATCACGCCGAGCGTGACCGTAAAAAGGAAGCTGGGATTCGTCCCCGCGATGGTGTATCCGACCCGCCACCAGGTATCCGTGATCGCCCCTGCCGCCCGGATCGACTCGCCGCCGACCGCCGTAGCCGCCGTGAACGTGGCCCGGGTCGTTGCGGACGTGAAGCCGGAGTTGTCGTCCGACTGCACCGTCACGGTGATCGTCGGAGTGCTGGTGCCGGAGACGCTGAGGACGTGCAAGTTGCCGTACACGTACTGGCCGCTGGTGACCGCCACATGCTCGACGGCGGTGCCGCTACCGGTCGCCGTCCGGGCCGTACCCGGCGGATGCAACACCACGCCGCGGCTGATCGGCCACGCACTCGACATGTCCGCCGACCAGGGCGCGACCTCACCGACCCCGTCCAGGATCTTGTAGTTCGCCTGCAGGCCGTACGTCAAATAGGCGATGTCGGCGACGTCCGCAGTGTCCGGGCACCACGACCAGGCGCCACGACCACCCATACCGGGCCACAGATTGTCATCGACCTGATCACTGCTGCCCGCCGACCAGAAACCGGACGCGGCGACCTTGCCCTTCTTGATGCCGCCGATCACCGTGTTCCAGCCGGCCGAGCCGAACGTGGTGACGTCTTTCTCGTCGACTTCCGCCGTGAATTCGATCTTGTTGTTGGCTGTGGTCAGGTCACAGCCGCCGGTGAACAGGCGGACATCGGTCAGGACCTTAGGAGTGTTCGCCATCAACCCTCCCTCAGGTCAGGTGTGATTTCAGCAGAATCTGGTAGGTCAGAACGGTGATCGACGACTCGTCGTCGATCGCGGACTCCATGTCGAAACCGGTCGGGGCGACCAGCAGCAGACCCGTCACCGCGTCCTCCAGCGTCGGACTCGCCGCCAAATAGTTCTCGATGGCGGTGCCGATCGCGCACGCACGCGCCTCGGTGACCGCCGCAGTGTCCTCACCGGGCCGGGCAACCTCGATGTGCAGCTGCAACACCGGATCCTCGATGCGTTTGATCCGGCCGGAGCCCCGCATCGTCGACAGGGCGATCGGCCCGGTGATCCTGCCCCCGTAGACCAAGTCTCGGTCGGTGGTTCTGCCCGGATAGCTGTAGGACACCTGAAGATCGCCGAGCCCGGTCAGCGCGCCGATCGCATCGATCAGGGCGGCCTTCGCCGCTGCCGCATTCGTGCCGGCCATCAGCGTCGCCCGCCGTGGAACACCGAGTAGCGCTGCGGGTCGTAGGACAGGGTCCGTGATGCGGGCACCATCCGGCCGGAACCGGTGCCCGCACCCGACCGGTGCGAATAGCGGGAGTAGACCGCGTCGACCTCCGGGATGCCGGTCTTCCACGCCCCGGGCAGGTCGATGCGGTAGGTGCCGCCGTCGATCGCCGTGAACGACGTCGCCCGGTCAGGGACGCCGGTGCGGTGGATGTTGAGCCGCGACCGGAACCGCACCAGAGCAGCCCGGATCAGGTCCTGGGGTGGGAAATCCAGCCCGAACTCCCACTCGACGACGACATTGGACAGGGCCTCCGTCCAGAAGGCGCCGTCCGTGCGGCGGATCGCCCCGTCCGGGGTGACCGCCAACGCCGCCAGTTCGCCCGCAGTGAACGCCGTGAACGTGCCGTCCACCGCATCGGCCATCGTGACCGATCGGATCGACCGGACCTCCCGGTTGCAGCCGGGCCGGCGCAGCGTGTCACCGGACGGCAGCAGCAGATCGGGGGTGCCGGTGCCGTCCAATGTGGCCCGCGCGTAACGCGGGAAGAACGCCCGGTCACAGATCTGCTCACACTCCTGCTCGACCTCCAGCCGGGCCTGCCGCAGATCGGAGGTCGGATATTTGCTGGTATCTGCGAGGGTGGCGTCCGAGTTGCGGCCGGTCGCCAGGTCGAAGAACGTCCCGCCGACGATCTCAATGTTGTCGGCCTCAGCCCTGACCACGCCGCCGATAGTGCCGGTCCAGGTGCCGGTCAAATCCTCCAACACCGACCCGGCAGCCAGCGCATACGTGTACCGCCCGGTACCGGCACCCGCCGACGTGGCGTTGGAGGACGCCAGGAAGCTGGCGCCGGTGGCGTCCACCGCGGCCACGGTGACCGTGACGGACGAGTCCGTCGGGTCCTCGTCGACCACGAACGTGTGCGTGATCGTGCCGGTGGTGCCGCGGACAAGCCTCGCCGCGCCCACCTATCCCACCCGGACCGATCCGGCGACAGTGCCCGAACCGCCAACGTCGACATAGATCCCGTTTTCGCACCACACCGGATCGCAGTGCACGTCCGCAGACCCGCTGATAGCCAGGTTCGCGGCACCGATGAGGGTGCCGGACGCTGCCGACGCGTGATCGTAGATCCGCACCGTCGCCGTGGCCGCCGCACCGGTCTCCACGGCGACGAAGCCGCGGTACCAGCCGGCGGTTGCGCGGACGGCCTGATCGGAGCCGGTCAAGGCGACCGATCGGGTTGCGCCGGACATCGCCTAGCTGCCGGTCAACTGGTAGCGGACCACCAGGATGCCATCCGGGATGACCAGGCCGTTGCCGGTCACCGTCTTCACCACCGACAGGGTGTCATCGACGGCGAGCAACAGGTTCGCCGCCGTCCCGGACAGCGTCATCGCCTCAGGCGTCTCGGCAACGGAGTTCGTGGCCGCCCACGAGCGGGTGGCGACGGTCGCCCCGGACGCACCGGCCGTGTAGCGGGTCAGGGCGTAGTCGGAGTAGTGGGTGCCGTTGGCGGTGACCGCTGCCGATGGCACGAAGGCCACGCTGGTGATGTTGCACTTGAGGGGCGCCCGCCATACCGGCCAGTTGTCGACGGTGCCGAGGGTCGCCTGAGATGGCACGTACGCGACGACCTGCAGCGTGCCCCGGATCTCATTGAACTGCATGGGGGGATTCCTCCAACGGGTGTATGCCCCGTGGGAGGAATCCCCGGGGCTACGTCTTCGTCTTGGTGCGCTCGTAGTACTCGCGCTGGTAGGTAGACCTGTCGGCCATGCGGTGCTTCTCGCGCGCGCACGTCCGGCAGTTCCGGCAGCCACGCTTGTCGACGTAGGTATTCGCC